CGCCAGCAGTAATTGCAGCCACATCTGCCGCAAGGTCGATAACATCGGCCTCAACCCCACCAACACGTATGGACAACTCACCGTAGCGGGCCGCATCAGGCGTGAAGTGCTGCCATCCGTCGCGCTCTACCTGCTCGGCAAGGGCAGCGATCCGTGCGTTATCGGGCAGCGAGGAGTACGCCAGCAGTGGGTCACCGGCGGTAATGGCCGCGATATCCGCTACAGCGTCTGCTAGCCCTTCCTCAAGTGTCGCTAATTGAACAGTGACAGAACCATACCTTGCGGCATCGGGCGTCAGGTCAAACAGCGTAGGCCGGGTGATTTCGTCCTTTAGCGCCTCAATCCTGGCTTTGTCGGGCAGTGCGCTGTAAGCCAACAATGGGTCATCAGCAGTGGCCACGACAATCGCGGCAATATCTTCCTCCGCTTCCGTGAGCCTATCATCAATCCCGCCAACCTTGGCTAAAAGCGGCAGAGTCGCAAGGCCCATGCCTGCGGTTGTGCCGATTTCCGCAAGCTCGACAGTAACGCTTCCATACCGGGCATTATCCGGCGTGAAAGAAAACACATCCGGCTTGCCAATCTCGGCCCGTACCGCCTCAATCTGCGCCTTGTCAGGTGTCGAAAGCCCAAGGAACGCAGTGCGCTCGACACTATCAACATCCAGGCCTAAAGCCGCAATCCGTGCAGCGTGGCTATACGCCGATACCAGTGAATCACCGGCATCGCCTGCGCCTTTAATCAAATCCGTGCCACCGCCCGTTCTTTCCCACAACAGACGCAGGAAAGTGTGCAGTTCGTTGAAGTACGCGAAGGTGTTTCGGTCTTTCGCAAACTCCTGCGGCACCCGAATAGGCGGAGGGTTAGTTACCGACATCGATATCCGCGCTCATTCTGTGGATGGAACAGGCCCACTCGTCGGATACTCGGATGCGAAACACCCGCTCGTAGAATCTGCCTAGCTGATTGGCCACTGCTTTGAAGGTGTAATTACCCAACTCTCCGCAGGTAATCAGGCGCTCGTTGCTCCATGTGTAACCGGCGTCATCTGACCAACTGAGCATAATTTGCGGCGCGTCTCCGAGAGGAGGAACACCTTTGATAATGATTTCAATGCGGGACATGAATATCGGACGCCCGATGTACTCTGCCCCCAAAGTCTCACCGCTGATTTTGCCGGTGACCCTTTCCCTGATAACCGTTTCACCGTTGTAGGTGGCGTCATTGGTGAGCCGCAAAACCTTCTCGCCATCCGCAACGAAATTCACGTTGGCAACGCGAAGGTGTGAGGTAATCGGGCACTGCCGCTCATCCGTGCCAATCGTGACCTCGGACCATGCGCCCGAGTTCTCGTTAAACAGCCAAGTGGAGCCGCCAGCATTCACCTGATAGAAATTCTGCCCCGAACGGGTAAAACAGAATCCACTTGCAGTGAATATCTCGGCATAAGCCTGGAATGTCTGCGACAGCGGAACAGTGGAAACAGGGCGAACCTGTGACCCTGCCATTTGGTAAACAATTGCGTCATCACCGACGAAGTAAAGGTAATTGTCGTTATGGGCTATCGACCACGGCGCACCACAGCCGGTTTGGGCGATGCCGCCTTCTACCCGGTCAAACGGTGGATTGCCGCTGCCACTGTTCCACCACGTTTCTATGAAGTCTTGGCAAAACAGGTAGACCAACTGATTGAATACATACACCCGAAGCAACGCGGAGCCGCCACTTTCCGCAGTGGCATAGTTAATGCCGTTGATGCTCGTGGGATCACCCGCATCGCTCACGCAAAAGCGGTTATCGTCGCCTTGGTAAATCCACTGGTTGTTCAGGTAAGCAACGGTATTCGGCGTCTCTAGGTCAACATCCCCGATGGTTGTCAGGAATGCCCCGTCCCACTTATAGGCATAGCCACTTGTGACAATCACGAGGTAATCACTGCTTGCAGCAAAGTCGCAGTAATCAGTACCGGCAATGGTGCCGATTTCCGTTACCGGCTCTAGCAACAGGTTTTTAGCGTACAGCTTATTGCCAGTTACCTTAAGCACATCACCGCCGAAGTACGTCATGCCTCGGTCAGCGCCCGCCACCGGGGTTTCAAAGACTAACTCCGTGCCGAAGTACGGCTGTAAGCTGACAGTGACGTTTGTCTCTGTGTTGACCTCGGGAAACCAGTTTTTGGTGGTCTGCGCTGATAGCGGTAAATCAGCGTGCCGGTACGACTGGCCAACAGCAGGAACTTGAATCCGCATTAGAACGACTGCGCTTCCGTGGGTTGTCCGTCGTCAGGCTTTTCAATGAAGGCGTACAACTGACCCCTTGCAACGATCTGCGCCGCTTGCAGGCTTTGCTTTTTGGAGTCAGGCACAGAGAAGTCGTCGCGGATATACCAGGCCAACTCATCAACCAATGGCCCCACACAACGGGAAGGAATCGCATCAAGTTCCCAATTCACAACCGGGTTAGGCATGGATACCATCGTTTCATGCAGGTCTGTCAGTGCGTCAACCGTCTGCGACAGCGTACCGGCGTCCACCGCGTTGTCGAACGTCCGCACCCCGATACGGGTGAGCGCCTTGTTCGCTATGTCAGTCGTCGTGGTCATCGCATCGCCTCGTCACGAAATGCCCTTGCATCGCTCAATGCGTTGTGTGGAATGTCAGACTCTGAATCAATGCGCAGCACCTCCATCGTCAAAGGAGGCGTGTCTATCCGCTTGCCGGGGCCGACAATCAATGCATCGCAAAAATGCCCTAAATCCTCTGGCCAATCAGCAACAATGTGGATGCTATCGAACTGCGCCAGAAACTGCGCCAGACGTGACTGCAAAGAGGTGTATTCAATAGGTGCTTTTCCGAGAACAGGAATGACGTTTTCCGTGACCCATGCGCTAGGTGTTTCACATGGGACACATTCGTAAAATTCAGCACCATTCTCAGCGCACAGAGCCATTGAGATTAAATCGCCTTTGAAATCGTTGAATTCGCAGTCAATGTAAATGTCCATCAGTCGTCGTCGCCATCTTTCACCTTCGCAGGTCTGCCGCGCTTCTTGGGTGCTACAGGCTCATCCGTCACAACTACAGGTTCGCCTGCCTTGACGACGTTAGGGCCGGAATGCAGCGCAAACCACTCGTCCGTTACATCAGTCGCTACGCCATCCACAAATACAGCGCCGTGGTAATTGATGGCAGGCTCGCGGTACTTGCCCGTATAAAACACTTTCATGCGATAGCCTTGAATTGTTGCCCCGTTGCCGGGGCGGTTGTCAGGAAACGACGTACAAAACAACGATTGATACCGCGCCCGCAGTAAATACGTTCGCAGCTACGTTGGCGTAAATCTGGATTGTGGTTTCCTCGGTAAAGGTCGGCAGGTCGCCATCGGCAAATACCCCTGAGAAGGGATACACAAGACCTACCGTGCGCGATATGTTCCCGTTCGTGAATGCAGTCCCTGGCAGAGCGCCAAGGTTGCCGAGTCCGTCAGTAGAGACAGCATCGTAAGTGCCGGAACCGCCGTTAGCGGCCCATCCCAAATCCATATCGAGAACACCCGTTCCTGTATCCAGATCATCGCCGTAAAACCAACCACCGATAATCGTTGCGCCTTTCGGCACCTTGCACATTTTGAAAATGTCGCCCGCTTCCACGTTGGCGGCAATCTCATACGTGCCATATGCTGCGCACACCGCGCCTGCGCCGCTTCCCTTGAACACAGGGAACGTCGGGTCTGCGCGAGTTGCTGTTAATGTTTCAGCAGTCATGTTTGCTCTCCAGAAAAAGAATGCCCCCGGTTAAGGGGGCAGGTTGCTGTTAGGCGTCAGCCGCTGCACCGAAGAACCCGGTAACAATCCCGTGGTCCTTCAGGTCATTGGTATCAACCGTGGCATGGGAGCCGAAGCGCATCTTGCCAATCCCTCGGATTTCCTCGATAGCGACGCCCATCTTGTCGCCATAATCGAAGGTTTCCGTCTTGGACGTGGTTTTCTTCGCCCATGCAACGCCGAGAGCCTGCGCACCGCACAGATACACCGGGGATACCGCAGCGGACGAGCCACCAACAGTTCCGAGTGAATCAATGTCGGGGATTTCCTTGACGATAACGCCGTCGTAGATAATGTCCCCACCTGTGAACAGCGGATTGCTTGAACCACGGCTCCACGCCTCACGCTGTGCTGCCGTGATGGTGGTATCGGCCTTCAGGTCGCGGAAGCAACGGCTGTCGGTGTAAGCGACAAACCATCGCTCATCTTCCGAAGTCCGAATGGGTCGGATTTTCGGGGACGCAGTTGATGCGATGCGCTTCATCAACTGCAAACTGGCAGCGGTGAACTTCATCGAGGAGGTTACGGCCAACAGCGAATCGCTGAAGTCGTAAGCAACCGTACCGCCGGTTTCATCTGCGTTGGCAATCGCATCACCAAACAGAACGCGGTCATAGTTGTCATCCAACCACGCATCACGCTGTGCCTGTGTAGCCGTGCCGAACGCCACGCCGTTGATGGAACCCAGCGCAGTGATGATGCCATCGCGCATGTTTTCCATGATCCAGTCCATCAGGACTTCGCGGCCCGCTTGGCGCAGGGAAATGGCGCTGAACTGCTCGTCAATCTCAGCAACCCGTACAGCGTTGCGGATTTTGTTCACAGTCAGCTTGAAGCTGCGCGAATCAAGCGCCTCCTCGTTGCCTTCCAGCGTGTTGGAGCCAGTAACACCGGCACCGGACAGACGGTTGACCAGGGCGAAGGTGACGGAATCACCTTTTTTCTTGGTCAGATCTTCTTTCAACTGGATGATGTTGTTGGAGGAAGTACCCATTTCCTTCTTGAAGCGGTTCGCTTCCAGGTACTCTTTGAAAAACTTGCTGTCCCAATTCTGGACGGTCAAGCCTGCTGCGACTGGTGTATCAGCCATGTGATGTACTCCTAACGATTAAATGTCGATTGAAGCGGGTCAGGCACATCGAGAATCACTCCCGAATTAGCGCCATCCGCTCGTTGCTTGGTTAATGAGGGTGAGAGGTTGTCGCCCTTCGCTGCCGCCGTGGCCTTGGCTTCCAACTCTGCCGTTAATTCGGCGCGAATCTTGGCCTCCAACTCGGCTGTTTTCTTCGCTTCCCACTCGTCCACGTTCTCCAGCAGGGCCAATTTCTCGGCTTTCTTGGCGGTTTCGTAGGCGAACACTGCGGGCAACTCAGCATTGCGAAGCTGCACAGCCAGCGACGGGTTTTCCTTCACCATTTCGGCAAACTTCGCCTCCATAGCGTCGTAGTCATCGTGCTGCATCCGCATCATTGCCTGACTCACAACAACGGCGTTTTCAAAACCCTTGTTGCTGATCAGTTGCTCAACGTGCGCGGCATACGCTGCGGGGTCGTCGAACAAATCAGGCGGTTGTGTTTCCTGCGGCTTCTGCTGGCTTCGGTACTGCTCCAACTCTGCCTGCAACTTCTGGCGTTTTTCCCTCTCATCCAATAATGCCGCTAACGGCACATGGCCAGATTCCTTCTCAGTCTTTACCGGCTCCGATGTCGAGCCATCCTGTTCCGGCTCCTTTGCTTCGGGTTCCGGCTCTGCCGGGGTTTCCGTTGCTGCGGGTTCCGTTACGGGTTCATCCGTTGAGCCTTCCGGCTCATTCAAAAACTGGTCTAGCTCTGACATACCGACCTCACACTTAGTCGTCAAGAATCGACCGGGTAACCGCGTCGTCCGGTGCAACCATTACGGCTGCGTGGTAAATCTGTTTAAAACGGGCTAGCTAACAGTGCCCCCGCGTGAGTAAGCGCGCCCGCGCCTGCTGCTACAGGAGCCGGGACGTAAGGCGATAGCGTGTCTGTGACAGTGCCGCCAATGTTGTAAGTGGTAGCGTCTACCGGCTGCGCAGCGACCTGTGCTCCGCGCTGCATGGCGGTATCAAAGCCTCGGCCTTGGGCCAGGGAGCCGAATACCTCAGACAACCCCAAATAGCCCTGCAATGGCTTATCCAATGCGGGAAATATCACATCGTTGGCGACTTCGTTTGCACCCTTGAGCAATGTCTGTAGTTCCAGCTTCATAATGTCCATCGCGCCGCGCTTGCCTGCTCGCTTGGCCTGGAATTCGCCAATCTTGTTGATAGCCGCCTGCGTGCGCTGCATGGTGTCGCTGTAGGTCGGAGGCATGATGCTGATTGGCTCTGCCTGCGCATCCTGCGGCGTCATCATCGCGGCACCCAATGCGCCTGTGGCAAGGTAAGGTGCAGCCCTGCCTAGTGCGTCGAGCCTGCCCGCCTCCGCATCCCCCGATTGCAGCGCCGCAGCGCCTCCAAGGGCAGCAGAGGTCAAGTACGGGGCAGCGCGTCCAAGGCTCTGCAATGGGCCTGCCTCGGCCTCCTGCGAGCTTGTAGCGCCTGCCAAGCCTAGTGCCGTGGCTCCGGCGTAGGGCATTACTCCTGCTATACCGGCGAGGAGGTTGCTAGAGTCCTTGTATTCAGGGTTGAAGTCGGCGTTTATGGAGCGAATGTTTTTAGGGTCGAACATTACCAGTTCGCGGTGAACTTCGTCAAAATAGCCGTCAAGCCCAAGCGCAGCCATGCTTGCAGTCTTTTCTGTTGAATTCATGCCGGCAGCGTCAAGCATGTCCTGTCTTGAGCCAATATTTCCTTTTACATACGTCGGGTAAATTGTGCCGCCGGGGTATATGGGAGAAGAGGCATACCTATTAACATCTTTAGGGTCTGGTGAAAGATAAACCCCTTCTGCTGCACCGTATTTGGTGGTGTGGAAGTCTTTTATATCAGGCGCATACCCCGATTCCGTTGCTGACCTAGTGCCGTGGTAATAAACCTTGCTAGTGTCATACCCCTGCTCCGCAGCCCTTGCCATACGCTCTGCCTGAGTGCCGCCTAGCTTGCGGATTTCCTGTGCCGCATTAATCACAGCCTCAAAGACCTTGCGCTTAGCCACCGAACAACTCCTGCAATCCGGCCTCGGCCATGTCGGTTTCTAGGTCGGTTGCCCGTGCTTCCGCTACATCCCGCGCAGCCTTGGCCATCGTAGCCTTGATATCAGCCACCTCTGCGGCTTTCTTCAGGTCGAGCATTTCCTGCGCTTCCTTCGCGGCTTTCTGTTGCTGCTCCTGGTTAGCTGCGATTTCTTCCTCACTACCACCCTTCATCCGTTCAAGAATGCGGTTCTTGTTGCGCAGGCTTGAAGCCTCAATCAGCATTTCAGGCGGGATAATGTCGGGGTTAGCATTCGCCATGCCCATCAACAGTTCAAACTGCTCGGATTGCAGGTTGACCGTATCCGGCACTGCCTCGAGCACGATGTCCACGTCCATTTCAGCGACAGGGTTAAGAATGCTGACCACCTGCTGATTGCGCGGATCATTCACGTCATACGGCTGACCGGCCTGTTGCATCATTTCACCGCGAGTAATCGGCTTGTTGAGTGCAGCAAACTTCACGTTCTTCTCGTCGTCCGTGATCCTGACCCACTTTTCTTCCGTCCAGAACTGCTTCACACGGCACCACATCTGCCGGTACATGCGCTTTTCCCAACTGCGTAAACCGTCCATCACCGGCATCAACTCAACCGCGCCGGACTGTGCGCGCATCTGCAAGGCTCTGCCGCTCTGTACTCGATCTTCCTTGCCGGTTACAGCGGCATTGGCACCTACCGCGTCTATTTCGTCCTTGGCTTCCTGCATCAGCGAGAACTGGCCGGTTGCCATGTCGGAGGTGTTCAACACATCCATCTGCTTACCGGGGTTGCGGGTAATCCACCCGTCCGGTTTGGCAAGCTCACGCTTGGCAGCATTCACATCGGCTACCGCGCCTTCGTCGGCCATGACCTGCCGAACCTGGAGCAAATGCAGCGCCTTGCTACGCCGCTTGTTAATCTCGTCCTGAATGCTGATCAACTGCCGCGCAAGACCATAGGCGTTGTTATCCCGGTCCATGAATGCACACTGCATTTCAATCGGGTTCGTCGGTACGCCTTCGTCATCCAGGTACGGCGAGTCACGCGGCGGGATAAGATCACCGGCACCCGTAAAGATGCAGTGCTTCCAGCCACCTTCGTTGTAGTACATCTCGATGACTTTCACGCGATCACGCTGGAAGAATACGCTCTTCGGCTTGTCGTCGTAGGTATCGCCGCTGTCCTCGATCTCAGCGGTTAACAGGGACTCATCGGCATCGGGGAACATGGCTTTGGCATCGTCGGCATCCATCCAGATAGCCTGACCCATGTATTTCGCGTCTTTGCCATCCTTGCGGCTTGAATGCGGGTCGATAAAAAAGCGATCCCACGGAATGTAACGCGGCATGATGTCAAAGCCGTTACCTTTCTTTTCGACTTCAACAATACCCGCCATTCGGCCTTCGACGAACAGGTTGAAGGCTCCATCACTCTTGACTTGGTTGAAGTCGCTATTATCGGCCACATACCGCAGTGCATCGGTTGCCGCTTCCGCTGATTCCTCATCCTTCGGGGTGCGCGGGAAAGCCTTGATGTCCACCCGCCCGCTGATTTCCATCCCAATGATTGCGTCGATTTTGGGCTTGATGCGATTGATGGTAATGACAGGCTGCTTGCGCTTGTTCAGCTCGGCAATCTCGGCGCTCGTCCACTGCTTATTGTCGTAGTAATCCCGGTCGCGCTCTGCCTGCGTGCGGGAATCCTGGCTCTGCGTCACAGCATCCAGATACCACTGTTTCTTGTCGGCCATTACGCTACTTTCCAGCTATCTTCTGCGTCATCATCGTTGAATGCCTTGTCCCATTTGCTGCGGGGTTTGCCGGTATCAGTCGCCGGGAGTCCTTTGGAAATGATGTCGTCGATGGCCATACCGATTAACGCGCAAACGTCCACCGCATCGTCGTGCTTGCCGGTTGGGAAGGTGCAAAGCTGGTTAATCACCCTGTCACCCCATTCGCCGTAAGGTATGAATACTTTCCCCATTGCCGCCCTTGCCCTGAAGCTCTGCGACATGGCCGCTTTGTCCGCTGTGCGGGCTATCCACTGGAAGTCCGAATACACCCTGCGCTCATTCGCACGCTTTAACAGCATGGGTTCTGTGGCTTTCTGAATGACGCCCTTCTCACCAAACACCGATAACGGCTTGTGCTCTGCTACCAAATCAAGCTGCGCTTCTATCCAGGTATCAGGGGAATTCTGCCCATGCCACCAATCCAAGGCGTACAGGTCTTGAGCCGGGGATAATCCCCACACACCAAACTCTGTGAAGTCGCCCTTGCCCTCGCTTACCGCGTAATCACTCGTGATGTACTTGTGACAGGTCGGCGCGTCTTTCAGGTGATACCGCTTGAACCAATCCCGCTTGAAGAAATTACCCTCCAATGGCATAGGATTCTGTTGGTACAGCGCGTTCCAATCGCGGGTATCAATCGTGGAGCGTATAGCTCGTAGCGCCTCAATGTCGTACCACTCTGGCCATAAGGCTTCTTCATGGTCTGTGTGCTCGCCATCAATGGCTTTGAATGACAGGACTTCCCATTGCTCGCCGCCCTGCTTGGTGCGCTCTAGCAGCCTGCCTGCAAGGTCATCTTCGTGCCATCGGGTCAGTATCAGGACTATCGCACCACCGGGCATTAACCGGGTTCTCAGTGTCGAGCTGTACCACTTCCACACCGAATCACGGACTATCTCGGAATCCGCTTCCTGCCGGTTCTTGAACGGGTCATCAATCAATGCCAGGTGCGCGCCGCGACCTGTTATCGCGCCGCCAACACCTACGGATACGTAGACGCCGCCCTTGTTCGTGTGCCACCGGCTTGCAGCTTGTGAGTCCTCCTGTAGCTTCACGCCTTGGAATACGTTGCTGTACAGACTCTCGCTGACAAGGTTCCTTACCTCGCGCCCGAAGTCACTAGCAAACTCGCCCGAATAGGTTGAGCAAATGATCTGCCGCTTGGGGTTCCTGCCGATGTACCACGCCGGGAATCGCCTTGATGCCAGTTCTGACTTCGTGTGCCTTGGTGGAGCCTCGATAATCAGCCGGGTTATCTCGCCACGCTCTACCGCTTCCAGCTTCTCCGCTATCTGCCTATGGTGGTCAGCGGTCTGAAAGTCGGCTTTGGTGTACTCAGTGAACGCTATTAAGCTCGTTCTGGCCTGAGTCCTCCGCTCCTTCTCGGTAGTTATCAAGGACGCCAAGCGCAAGGCTTCTGACTTGCTCAAGCTGTTCGTCATTCATGTCCTCTATGCGCTTCGGCATGGTGACAATTTCCAGTTCTTTAGGCGTAAAGCTAGCCACCGCTCGTAAAGTGCCGGTGAAGTCAGACTTGAGCGACTCAATCATCAGCGTGCTAAGCGGAGTGCCGCCCTGTTCCAATGCAAGACAGGCCCGTTTAAAGGCTCCCCGTATCATTGGGGCAACGTCCCTGCTCTGATTTTTCCGACCAGCCATTGTCATTCACCTAACATTTTGATTCTGTTAGTAATCACTACCGTTACAAGATGGGTCAATGCTGCGTATCTCAATCCACACTATCCGGTTGTTGCCGTCTGACTGTGTAGCGACCATTTTAACCCTTCCGACGCCCTCTAAGCCGGGGCAAAGAGTGGCTCTTGCTTTGTCGCCTGTGAGTTGGCCTGCGGGTATGTCTACCTCATCGGATGACCAGATTACCGCTGTGACTGTTACCCCTCGATCAGCCATTAGGCGGGTCATGTCCACCTGATAGGTGATCTCCTCGCCCATGTATTGAGAGTATCGGTATCGGTTGTGGTAATCCCTGTCGATAATGTTCCTTGCAGGGTAAAGCGTAACCTCCCCTGGCTCCTCATCTGTGAGGGTGATACTGGCAGTGGGAAAGCTGGCAATTGATTCGGTCATGCTGCCGTCCCATAAATCTGTATTGCAGAGCCGCCGATGGTTACGCGAGTCCCTGCAACTGATAGGGTCTTGGGTTTGCGCTGGATATCGCTTAGCACTAACTCGCCCGCCTGCACGCCTGCATCGGTGTAATAGGGAGGCAGGTAATGCACGTCTAGTTCCTCATCCAGTTCGTAGCCCGTGCTGTCCGTTATTGCGATCAGATCATTAAACCGGGTCAAGACTTCGGTTAATCCTTCCCAATCACTGTAGTCATCAGCAAAAGAGCCTGACTTTGGTGTATCGAGAATGATGATCTGCGTTGTGCCGGGTATCCACCAGCCTGCAGCTACCATTTTCGTGCGCAGGGTCTTGAAATGGGTATAAAACTGCTCTGCCGTGTAATCCTGTGTTGCGTCATTCACGCCAAGGCTGAACAGGATGTAATCGAATGCTGTAGGTGATCCCGGTATTGATTCCAGTGCAGTCGGGATAGTGCGCTCTAACGTGTCCCATCCATCACCATTGGCCCAAAAATCCGCAGTGGTCCCACCCGCTGCACACTGGTACAAGTAGTTATCAAGGTGAATGTCCTGCTCTACTGTGCTTGCAGCCTGCATCCCTGAATTGCCGTTACCGCCAAGCATCTGCCCGATAAACCCGATATTACCTACCGTGGCAAGATATGACGTGTACTCATCAATGCGGGCTGTGCCGTTGGGGTCAAGGTTGCGCCACCCCATGTTTGCCTCATCGTAAGGTGTTTGCCCGCTTGCCGATGCGTAGCAGTAAACGCCAGTGTTAGCAGTCTGCCCGCCGGGAGGCGTAAAGCCTCCACTGGCAAAGGCGTTTGAATCACCAATACACGCCGCTGCCACCACGGTTTTGTTATAAAACCAAGGTATCGGAATATGAGAAACAATCTTGCTGCCTGCCTGCTTTCCGGCATTGCTGTAGTAGGGGGGCAGATAGTGAACCGGGAATGTCGGCTCCAATTCATAACCGGTACTGTCTGTGGTTGCTATCCTGTCATTGAACCGAGTGCGGACGTAATAATTGCCTTCATACGCCATAAATGTTGCTGCTAACGGCCCTGTACGCGGCATATCCAATATTACGATTTGTGTGGTTCCCGGCACCCACCAGCCTTCTGCGACCATCTGAGAGCGCACAGTTTCCATATTGGTGTAATGCGTCTCTGCCGGAACACCTCCAAGCGCCTCATTACCGCCCATGCTAATCAGAATCACGTCAAACGCTGCCGGAGAGCCAGGGATGGCTGCAAGGGCGGTTGGGACTGTTCTTTCTAACGTATCCCATCCTATGCCGCTATGCCAAAAGTCTGCCGTGGTACCGCCTGCCGCTGTGTGATAAACGTAAGTATCTATCCCTGTGCGCGCTCTTAGCGTTGCTCCGCACTGCATGGCAGGGTTTCCGTTGCCGCCGAGAACCTGCCCGATATAGGTAGACGCACCATAGGTGCCGCCGCCCGCTAGACTTTCATACTCCGGCAGCCGGTTTGTCGCGTTTGGGTCTAAATTCACCCATCCTAAATTAGACTCTGAATACGGCACCTGGCCGCTTGCGGATGCGTAGCAATACAGCCCGGCTTTTGTTTCCTGCCCACCCGGTGGCTCAAACCCGCCCGAACCAAACATATTACTGTCGCCCCAAGCCAGTACGCTAATCGCTGTCTTGCCGGTCCACCAGGCCATTTAGAAACCTACCAGCGCGGTGGTCTGCACAGCATAGGAATGCTCGTATATCCCTATCCCAGCAAGGGTCGTGCCTGCGGACTTGTGAATGGTCGCCATCATTTTCAGCGGTGACAAAGCATCAACACGGCCCGGAGTGCTGGTGTGTACAAGAGTCTCGTCGATGTAAAAACGTGTAACATCTAGCACCGCGTCGCGCACAATCTTGAACCGCTTGGTGGCATCTATGGTGATGGGTATTCCGGTATCAACATTGCTTATGCCGGAGCCTGTGTTTGTGACCGCCCGCCAGTTCAGGCTTCCCGCCGATGCTTGGAAATACAGCCCGACTGTAGCTAATGCTGCACCGCCGTCACGGAAACCAATCTGAACCGTGAATGCCTCGACGGACGGAAGAATCGCACTCAGCCCACCCCGAAACACCGCCGTCATGTTATTCGCTGGCGCAAACAGAAATGGGGCCATCGTGTGCTCTATCACCGCGTAGCCGGTTGTTGTCGTGCCCGTCGCAAGAATTAGGCCGTTAACCCCGAGAAATTTGCCCGTCAGAACAGCAGCACCTGAGCCGTTAATTCGGGCGACCCAAGGCTCTAAATCAATCAGCGCGCCGTCAGTCGCCGAAAAGGTGGGACGTGTGCGGTGGAAATCTGTGAAGTCGCGCAGGTAATTCAATCCGTGACTACGCTGCTGGCGTACCGGGTCGCCAAGTATCTGCTCTGTTGTGCCAGAAACCGCCACCCCGCCTTGGTCTAAAGCGATTAATTCGGTTCCATCTAATTCAGTTGACGCATCAAAGTCGCCGACATCAGCCCTGACAAGTCGCTCGTCAGCGGTATTCACCATCGTCGCGGAATTGGCAACGATGTAAATAGTCTTATCCCCGGCATCCCAGCTAATCTTGCCGCCGCCGTTGGAGGAATTGGTGATGGTTCCAACAACTAGCGTATTTTCAGAGTCGTCCCAAGTCGCTACGCCTGACTCAAAGGCGTCTACCCCGTTTGAAGTCCCTACAGCGTAATAAGCAACCTCTTGGGCATCTACCAATGCCTGATCTAACCGCAAGTGCAGACCAGTGCCTGTCGCGGTCATCAGGTAATCAGCGGTTCCTGTGACCTCCGAGTACCCGGCTGTGTTGTCTACAAAATCAGGCATCGTTCTTTGCTCAATTTGACATCAGGGCATTCCAAGGCTTGCCGGTGCTGGTTGAAGTTGAGGTAAAAGTCGTTGTCCCTGATCTGGCCATAAACTTGCAGGCACAGTGTCGCGGATACCAGGACTATCAAAAAGCAGTACACCACCGGCTCACGCATGGCCGAAGATGCTTTTTAGTACCGGGAGGATGTTTAGCAAGGCGACCGCTCCGAGTATGGCGTAG